TTACAGTACCGCCAGTGACTGAATGGTGCCCACAATATAGCGGCCTGTTTTGGGAATATTGCCCGGCGAGGCGACGACACCGCTCACTGCGCTTCCCGCCAGCGCCGCCGCACTGGTCACCAGGTTACCCAGTTGCCGGGCGAGCTCCACCTGCACCGGCTCGACCGGGAAGCGTTTAGGATAAATGCCTGCGCGGATAAGGGCTTTGATTTCTTTATTACTGATGCCAGGGTTTTGCAGCTTGATGATGAGTTCCGTCAGGCGTCTGCGATCCTGGCGGGGGTACTCTTTCAGCCACTGAGACGCTTTTAACGACGAAACGGATTTCATTGCGCGCCACGTCGTGACCACCTCTTTCAGTACGCCGCCTGCGCTTGCCAGCGAGATAAGATCGAGCGCGGTAGAGGTGGCGTTATACCAGCCTTGCGAATCCAGCCAGGCCACATCTTCGCCGCCATTCTCCACCAGGTCATATAAACGGTAGAGGCCGTTGATGCATTGCAGACCCGTGGCAGCGGCGCCGGCATAGCCCAGGGCGACCAGCGCGCCGCTGGCTCCTGCAGTGAGCGGGACGGCGGCGCCCGCGGTGGCCATCACCCCGGCGGTAATGATCATTGCGCCGCAGGAGAGGACGGTGGAGGCGATTTCCGGACCGAGAGAGGTTGCGGAGACGGCGTCGGTCAACGATTTACCCACCGTGGTTTTTGACCCTTGTGCGGGAGGCTTTGTCACAACCACATGCGTTACGATGCCGCTTTGTCCATTCGGGTGGCGTTTGCTGGGGCGCACCAGGTACCGCTCCGTGCCATCGGCGTAGATAATTCCAGCCTGCGCAAAATCACGTGTACAGTCCATCGCTGCGCCAAGCGCATCGAAATTGAAATCTGTCGCACCTTTACCGCTAAAGCGCGCAAAATCATAGCCAGGCATATTTGCTTCGGGGTTGAGTCCGGGCAGCGTCATTTTTCATTCCTTGTAATGATGAGTACAGAAGTATTAATCCAGGATTATTCCTGGACTCCCAGGGCTAACAAACAGGTGTTTTTTCCGGTGTACAGGTTTATTTCGCCGCACACTATTCAGGCCAGACGAAGAAAATAGCTAAATATCATGCACTGTCTGGCGCAACTGAAAACATGCAGATTTTTGATAACCTTCTGATTTAATTGTTCTCTTTCTGGTTTTTATCTTGCCGTTTTTGCTGGCGAATGGTAAAGGAAACCTTGAGAGTCCTTATTTTAGACAGCGAACAGGCAAAGTTCACCCCGCCAAAAAATGGGCTTTTATCCTTTCAGCGTGATGAGATAGGGTATTTTCTATATGAATAATTTCGAGGTGAAATTAAGATGCGGCAATCTATTTAGCAACGGAAAAACACTTTTTTAGCGGCATTAACATAACTGCAAATGCAGATGCGCAGTAAGCCTATTCCGGGCGGGATTGGGGGCTAATTCTCAAAATAGACAAAACGCTCACGCCGCCACGTTTTCACCGCTGGCGGCCTGGTGCATTGTGCATTACCTTAGAGCCAAAAATTATTCTCGCATTTGAAAAGGAGTCAGGTTCGATGTCTGATCAACACATAATGAAAGCCATGTTCACGCAGCAGCGAATTCAGATCATGCATTTGGGTAAGCATCACGAGGAATATACCGACGCGTACATCTTTGCCTGGGAGTCCGGTGTTTATCCGTTTTTGCATGATTTGGGTGGCGAACATCAGTATCTTCCCCATGAATTATATGGCGACTTTTTTGAGGTTAGCGCACAGAAGGGCGCATCCATTTATGAACGTCTTAACCGGGCATGGGCAGATGAAGAGGATAATTTAACGTATAGCAGACAGGAGTCTGACCTGATGGGCATTGGCAGTTCGCGTGAATGGCGTCCCGATGAGGTCATGAATGTATGTCGCTATCTTTTCCTGACGGGCTGTTTTGACGAGGTATTCTGGAAGGCGCTGTGTAAGCCAACGGCAGATTCATCATGGGTTGAGTTCGTGCGGGACGCGTACAGCCGGGAGCATGATACGGCGTTTATGTGAGCACATAACGGGCAATGAAGAGCACATTGAATGAAGTGTGGGTTATCACGGAAAGAGGGCCGTCAGAATATAACCGTGAACCCCCGCACGAGCCATTGAACATCTTATACCAGACGAATATCGACTCAAATCGTGATCGCAACCAGTGCCAGCTACACTAATACCAGCGGTTATACTTGATATAAAAAAATGAGACGATAATAAGCCACAAAAAGGTCAGTATCCCAAAATAATCAGGTATAAATCTCGCGAAGATATATGCCCCTGCCACAATAAGGGCCAAAGGGATTAAATAGATATATGACTGTAAAAACCATAAAATTGCCTGCTTCATTTTTTTAATAACTCATATAAAGCTTTACCGATCATGATAGTCCCTCTACTTCATACCCGCCTGGCGATAGTCAGGTGGAGGACTAACTTACCTGATATTTCAGCATACTTGTAAGCCTTATAAGAGCATTGTGTTGTATGTACCCTTCCTGATGACTGTACTGGCCGTTACCACAATGACTGGCGTGGGCTAACGCGCTAAAGTCCCGGCCCCTGGTCAATGAGGAAAAGTCTTTGCGCTTGTGTGGGGCGTCATCGCGCAGAAAAACGTCACATGTGAAGCTGATTTTGGGGCCAGGTAACAGATTTGACCATCAATTGCAGACTCTTCGCCATTTCAGGTCATAGTGAAGAGGTGATTATTAGATGGTTAATTTAAGGATACGAATATGCCAACAGTAATTGAGAAAGCATTGGACTTTATTGGCGGTATGAACACATCAGCCTCAACACCACATTCCATGGATGAGAGTACAGTGAAGGGGATGTTTAAGTATCTGAAAGAGCTTGGTGTTCCAGCTCACGCCGAGGAGATTATCGCGCGAGGGGAGCGGGAAGGGTGGCACCCGGAGTTCACAAAAAAAGTGGCGGGATGGGCGGATAAAATCGAGTCCGCTGACCGCGTGGTGATTAAAAACCCTGAATACTTTACTTCGTATATGAAGGAAGAGCTGCGCGCGCGGGTGAACGTTGAGTTTGACCCGGCAAGTTAAGCGCATCTCAGTTCGCTTCTCACATGGATTTTAATACGACAAAGGGCCTCTGTTTTCACTTAGGCCCTTGAATTTGGTGGCCCCTGCTGGGTTTGAACCAGCGACCAAGCGATTATGAGAACGGTGTACCACCTTTATAAAACAAAGACTTACAATTAAATCAAAAGCTTGCAGCACGAATGCTATTGGATGCTATTGAATGTTTGAGTCTTGAGGGGACAAAAAGGGGGCATTGTTTCCTAATGGATTAAGTGTGACCGCCTCCTGCAAATGGTTCGGCGCAAAGTGAGCATAACGCATGGTCATCTTAATATCTGTATGTCCGAGAATTCGTTGCAGAACAAGAATGTTTCCACCGTTCATCATAAAATGTGATGCAAAGGTATGGCGTAAAACATGTGATAGCTGACCAGCAGGTAAATCAAGCTCAGCGCGTTCCACCGCTTTGCGGAACGCTGAATAACATGGGGTGAAGAGTCTGCCAGATTTCACTGGTTTTGGCAGCGCGTTAAAAAATTCCTCGCTGATGGGTACAGTTCGGTTACGGTTGCCTTTCGTTTTGAAAAAGCTGACTTTGAGGTTTTTTATTTGTTTGGTAGTTAGTGATTCTGCTTCATCCCAACGAGCGCCGGTTACAAGGCAAGTGCAGGCCACCCAAAAGGTACTTTCGTTTCTGCTTTTTCGGCACTCTTCTAACAAGCGTGTAATTTCATCATCTTCCAGATAGGACAGTTCAGCCTCTTCTGACTTGAATGGTCTTAGGTCAGAAAGAGGATTATCCAGTTTCCAGTGACCCAGTCGCTTTAACTCGTTAAAGACTGCGCGAAAGTATGCCAATTCAAGATTCATGGTTCTTGGGGATACTTTTTTCACGCGAGATGTGCGAGATATTTCACCAGACAATCGCTTACTGCGATAAAGGGAAAACATAGTTGCATTAAATTCATGGGCAAGGGGTTCTCCCATGCTTTCACACGCAAACTCCATCGCACCTTTACGCTTTTCGCCATCATCCAGCGTTACGCCATGTTCATCAAACCATTGGATCACTAAGTCTCTTAGCTTGCGGCGATCTTCCTTGCCGTCAAGCCAGGGCTTAATATGGATGTTTTCCATGATGTGGTTTTGATAAGCCAGCGCCTCACCTTTTGTAGAGAAGCTTTTACGTATGCGCTTGCTGGTTTTACCCTTTGGTTTTCCCTCCGGGTAAAAGTCCAGCAACCACTTACCATCTGTTTGCTTGCGAATAGACATATTTATTCTTTACAGAGAGTATTAAAGCCTTTATATGCATTTCCAATGCGACCCATAATTTCACGCAGTGCGGTTATTTCGTTTGGGTTTCGGCTTGAGAGATAACCTTTTATCGTTTCGTTATAATTACTAGTTTCCTGTATGGCTATATTCCCGAAGAATAAAGGGGTTCTGTTATCATGACTTGTATTAGCTTCTGTGGATTTTAAGAGCGTGGTCATTCTGGGAGTGAAGAATTGAGTTTCGAATTTCTGGTACTCTTTAAGCGTTGTTTTACCTTCTGATAGCTTCGTAGCTCCTTGCCCCTTCGCTGCTGAGGTTGAAGCTGTGATCAGTGCGCCTGTACCTTCAAAAATTTTCGCCACGTCTTTGCATTCCTGAGTCATAGCTGACGCAGATAGTGAAACAAACAACACAGTGCAAAGCATATATTTTTTCATTACCATCCCTTAATTAGTCGTGCAGGTCATTACAACCCGTCCAATAATTTGTATATCTTCCATTGAGCAATCAAATGCCATACCTACACCACTGACGCGAACTTTTTTTATAGGGATTCGAGTTAGTGTCCTAATGCTGGTCTTACCTTCAATATTTACTAGCCATTCCCCATCAAATACGTCTGCATATTTCTGATCGAGTATGTATTGTGCTTTTTCATCCATAACGCACATAGGTTCAGTGGGCAATGGAGTTCCAGCCCGAAAGAAAACCTTATCGAACATTACATAACCGGAGTCATAAAGCTGACCATCAACAAGTTTTTTACTTGGGAACTTCATTATATCAAGCTGGTCGTCTTCGAATTTCTTACCTTGTCCTGTTGCAAGCCATTCAAGAGATACGTTGGTTTCAGCCACACATCGAACAGCCATGTCAGAAGGAAAACCGCCCCGGCGATATCTACCTGACAAGCTACTAGCGGCCATGTCGAAATGCTGAGCCAGCATTAATTTAGAAGTGAATCCGTAAGCTTCGATGATGCGATCGAGCACGGGGGCGCTATCCCCTTCAAAATCAATTTTAAACATTGTCTTTTCACGCCGTGACTTTCCAAAAAGAAAAGTATCAATTGACACTTCGCAAAATGAAAAGTAGGCTTGCCTCGTTAGTTTTCAAAAAACGAATGTTGTTGAATGTTGCTGCATTCAACCGAATACGGGAGTTTGCCTTATGCGTCCTAACATTACAATCACCATCCCCACACCATACCTGCCTTTGAAGGAATACTGCCGTCTGACGAATACGGCAGAAAGTACAGCACGCGACATGATTCGTGATGGTCGCTTACCCATTCGTGGCAAAGGCGAAAAACCACTTGGCCGTGTAGAAATCAACATGGCCGCTCTCACTGTAGAAGCATTAAGCGAATGCCATATTTCGCTTAATGCGTAATTCAGGCTAGCAATTAGGAATCAGCGAATCATGTACGATTACAAGGTTTCCATACACAATCACTTTGATGCTGCCTGTCTTGCCTTTGCTCAGTCACATAATGTTGAGAAATTGGCTAAAAGGGTTGGGATGCGTCCGGCAACTTTGCGTTGCAAACTCAATCCCGATCAGCCTCACCAGTTAACCATTCCTGAACTGCTGGCTATCGTGGATGCGACAGAAGACCCGCGCATTTTAGATGGGATGTTGCGACAGTTGAATTGCCAGCCCTCCGTTCCTGTCAACAATGCAACGCCGGATAACATGCATTTTTGTGCGCTAACCGCTGCGGCTAATGTGGGTGCTATTGCCGGGGAAGCGGTTTCTACAGAAAGGATGACCCAGGCGCGGCGGAATCAGATTCTTGACCGCGCCAGCGATGCCATACGCAGCCTCTCTTTGATCGTCTATTCCGTAGAGGCTCGTTTCCAGTCCGTTCCTGTGCTCGCCGCTGCCGTCGATATCGTTACGACAAATGCAGCCGGGATGATGTGAGGTCGCCATGAAAGATATCGCCGCCTTACTCAAACACCAGTCACCGTCCCCACAGCTTCCCAGTTATTCAAATGGCTGGATTGAATTGCAGAACGGTCAGCGCTGGAATCCATCACATGTTTATAAATTCAACGCCAGTACTAAGCGCCCGTCACTGGTGCGCCGGCTGCTGAAATTTTTGGGGGGTGTCCATGCTTTCTAATCTGGAACGGCAACAACTTGGCCAGGCACAACTTAAACAGATTCGCCGTAAATATTTCAGCGAGAAAAGCGAAGCCGCTGACTGGTGGGACAAATTGACAGAAGAATGGCGCGGAGTGGTTCTTCATGCTGCGGCCATAACGTCTGGCAACGGGGACTTTAAGGCGAGTTTAGCAAGATGTTGCTGGAGAGAGCTTTGTGAGCGGCTGGACTATCGCCAGTTGATCCAGTTGCGCCAGGGGATTTCCCGCGCCCGTTTAACCTTTGAAGGGTTTGGCTCCCTGCGCGATGGTGACTTTTCTAAACGCACAGCTAACCGTCCGATGAAGAAGGTTTACCCGATCAATAGCACTAAGGGTGTGGAAATGGTTATCGCACCTGAAATCATTTTTAAATTGATGGATCAGGAGAATCATTAATGTCGATTATTTCAGTTAATAAAGAGACGTTTCAGCGTGAGCTGTCCATGTGGCGTGTACCAATGAACTATGTAGCGCACTTCATGAATGGAAACGTCGATAAGGCTGGGCGTGTTGAGTTAAACCAGTTTTTCGTAAACGAAGCGCAGCACCTGACTAACCCACGTCACTGGCTGGCCATCAATGCCGCTTTGTGGATTTCTGCCTATCGCGAGGCGGAAAGCAAAGATGGCCAGATTGAAGCACTGGCAGGAATCCGTAGCTTGTTTTTCACCGCAGCAACGCTTGGCCAGTATGAGGTGTATTTGATGATCCGGCACTGGTGGCAGGCGACTTACGAGTTACACAAATTGCCAGCGCCTAACGCCTCAGCAGTAATCAAAAAACCAGCCATCCACTAATTCAACCCGGAATTTTTCGGCCATCAATTCGATGGCCGGGGATTCTTTTGCCTTAAGGAAATGAAAATGAATATGACTCGTCAGAATTTACCCGCCACAAAATCAGGAATCGACCTGATGGCCATGCTCACCAAAGCCACGCAAGAAGGGAAAGCCGCAGCTGCCGATCTCTGTTCTGTACGCCTCGAAAAATTGGCCAATCATGCCGCAAATGCTGGGCTTAGTGCTGCTGAAATTGTGGAGCTAATCCGCGAAGAAGCCGCAGCCATTGAAAGTAAGGGCGGTGCGGCATGGAACTGAAAACTAAACAATTGAAATCATCCATGCGCCAACTTGCAATGGAGTGGCTTGATGATGGGCGCTTATTTATTGATACCGAAACAACAGGGCTTGGTGATGATGCTGAAATAGTCGAGATATGCATTATTGATAGCCACGGATTTATTTTGCTTAACACGCTTGTTAAGCCTACTAAGCCTATCCCTGATGAGGCAATCGCCATTCATGGAATCACAAATGAAATGGTTGCCTTTGCCCCAGCATGGACGGATATATGTGGAGCGGTGGAAGAACTATTTAGACGTTTTGGATTTGTTATCTATAACGCCGATTATGATATCCGGTTGATTCGTCAGACCTACGCATTATATGGGCAAGCTTCTGATGCAGCGCCATGGATGCTTGCTGCTCATTCTGTGTGCGCTATGAAACTTTATGCAGAGTATCGCGGCGAACCGGGGAAATATCATGGTTATAAGTGGCATAAGTTAGTTGACGCAGCTGCATATGAAGGTGTTGTGGTTGAAGGGCAGGCACACCGCGCTTTAGCTGATTGTAAGATGACACTTGGCATCGTTAAGGCTTTGGCGCTAGGTGGTGCAGCATGACCATCAAAACCCCGTTGAAATGGGTAGGCAGCAAATCCCGCCTCCTGCCGCAGCTGCTTCCCCACATGCCAAAAGGTAAGCGCCTGGTTGAGCCGTTTGCGGGTTCCTGCGCTGTCATGCTCAATACTGAGTATGATGAGTATCTGATCGGGGACGTCAACCCTGACCTTATCGCTTTGTACAAAGAGATAGCCGCCAGTCCCCTTGATTTGATTGACCGGGCGCGTCATTTGTTTGAAACCTTTAATAGCGCTGACGGTTTTTATGACAGTCGTGATTCCTTTAATCATGACTGTGATCCTGAATGGCGCTCTGCTCTTTTCCTCTACCTGAACCGCCATTGTTTTAATGGCCTTTGCCGCTACAACCGCCGTGGTCATTTCAACGTGCCATACGGTAAATATAAGCGCCCATATTTTCCTGAGAATGAAATTAAAGCTTTTGCAGAAAAGGCGCGCCGGGCAACGTTTGTTTGTACCAGCTACGTACACACGCTAGGAATGGTGGCTGAGGGGGATGTGGTTTATTGCGATCCCCCCTATCTGACCGTTGGGGGCAATTTTACTGCATACCATGAAAGCGGTTTTAACCTCATGGATCATGGGAAATTATCGAGAAAGTTACACCTGCTGGCATCCGCAGGGGTAGCCGTTGTTGCGTCTAATAGTGACCTGGAGCTGGTACATCATCTTTACTCCGGTTTTGAACGAATCGGGATCACTGCGCCCCGTAGCGTAGGGGCTGCGGCGAACAGCCAGAAAGCCGCACCTGAGCTGATCCTCAAAATGACGGGCATGATTGCTGGAGGTGGCATCCATGCCTAATCCTTTACTTGTTGGCGTCCTCCTTTTTGCCGCTGTACTGCTTGGCCTGATTGCGGATCGTGTGGATAAAGAGCGATGCGAAATTGAGGCGTCAGCAAAGCTAAAAACTCAGGCCGTCTGGTTTAATGGCCGCTGCATGGTTAAGGGATATGTTGCATACAGACCTTAACGAAAATGGCCAGTATCACGCCGTTGAAGCCTGGCGGCGTGATATCTTTGCGAAAGGTGTGCCGCATGACGCAACGATAACTGAGCGCAAGCTTTGGTTTGTCAACGCGCAGGATTACGACTGGCGATCTCAATACCTTCATGAAATACCCGACTGGCTGGCCGGGTATTTTGGCCAGCGCTACGAGAAAATTTTTAATGGGGCTGATGGCCGCCGCCGTGCCAATGCGTTTTTGCGCCGTACAATCGGTCAGAACGTATTGCCACGCCTGCGGAAAGTCACCGCCCGGTATACCCTGGCGGGTGATGCTCTCGATCTTCCTTTCGGTAAAGAATTAAACCGTCTGCCGTCGCTTGACCGCCCGGAGCTGAAAAAGCTGGCCGGGCGTGTATCGTCCTGGTTATCTCAGGCATTTTGCGACTTTACTGACACGCTGGATGGCGCAACGCAGGATGATGAAGAACTGGCAAGGCGCGCCGGGCTGGCTTTTGTTCATCTGGGCGAGCTGGTAAAGCTGATAAATTTCACCGCCCCTTACTGGGGGGCTTATCTGGCTGACAAGCTGACCGAGCGCCAGGCACATTCCGGCATTCTGCGTATGATGGCGCCTGAATGGTGGTATCTGCGCCTTAAGCGTGTACGCGATGTGCAACGCGAGCATCTGGCCATAGCCGTTGGGCAGGTGCAAAAGTCAGCCAGTGCCTACGTATCCCGTAAGACCCTGGGCGAATGGATAGATCAGAAAAAGCGCAATCTGGAGTTTTTTAAAAAATTCGACCTGTTGAATGATGAAGGGCTGCGCATTGCCCTGGACAAAATGGTACATCGCAGCGTGGCTAACCCGGCAATCCGCCGTTGTGAGCTGATGGTACGGATGCGCGGTTTCGAAGATATTGCCAATGAACAAGGGCTGGCGGGGGAGTTCTACACCATCACCGCGCCATCCCGTTATCACGCAGTACACAGTAAGGGCGGCTTTGTTGGTCAGTGGAATGGCTGTAACCCCCAGGATACCCAGCGTTATTTATGCAACGTATGGGCGAAATGTCGTGCCGCCATTTCACGCGCCGGTATTCATATTTTTGGGTTTCGTGTGGTGGAACCGCATCACGATGGAACACCACACTGGCATATGTTGCTGTTTATGCGTCCACAGGACGTGGACACGGTACGCGACATTATTTGCTATCACGCACGTATAGCCGACTCAGAAGAACTGCAATCCCCGCAGGCGCTTAAGGCGCGTTTTCACGTTGAGCCTATCGATCCAGATAAGGGTTCTGCAACGGGCTATATTGCTAAATACATTTCCAAAAATATTGACGGCTTTGCGCTCGATGGCGAAACCGACGAAGAAAGCGGCGAAAGCCTGCGGGATATGTCAAAGGCTGTCAGCGCCTGGGCGTCCCGATGGCGTATCCGGCAGTTTCAGCAGATTGGTGGCGCTCCCGTAACGGTATGGCGTGAACTGCGTCGACTTGGCGATCAACGCCTGACTGATAACCGCATGGATGCGGTACTTGCTGCGGCGGATGTGGGCGACTGGGCGGCATACACGCAATTACAGGGCGGTGCGCTGGTTGCGCGCCGTGATCTGGTTGTACGCCTCGCCTATGAAATTACTGAAATGGGTAACGAGTACGCGGAGGACGTCCAGCGCATACAGGGTATCTATTCCCCCCTTATTCCTGATTCAGAAGTATGTACGCGCCTGGTTAAGTGGGAAAAGGTTGCGAAGTTGGCCGAAGCGCCAGCGGAGGCGGGTTTTTCTCGCGCCTCCGGCGCGGCTTGGAGTTCTGTCAATAACTGTACGGAGGGTGGAACCCGGAGACGTTTAAAACTGGAACTGCAAAGCCGTGGTTTTGATGGTTCTGATGTAAATATCGACATTTTATTGAGGGGTGGGGGTATAGCTTACGGAAAAACCGCGCTGGTATTCCGTGAGGGACAGTTACAGGAGCGACGTCATAAGCCTGAAAATGAACGCTGGCCGGGTTGGTCGTGATGTTCGTAAGTGACGGAAAGTAAATATCTATTTTGTTGGCCACCAAAAAAAGGTGTTTAACAAAGTGTTTCTAAATGATACTGTAATTATATACAGTATTTTTCTGTCGGAGGAATCGATGGAGTTTTTAGAAGTATCGGCGCGGCTTGAGTTCATAGGTCTGATGACGAAGGTCAGCCGCATTGAGGGTGTGACATTCAAAGAACAACAAATTGCACTTTCGCTGATCGGGGAGTGGGCTGCTGAGATTGACGCAATGATAAAAGCAGAAAAGAAAAAGCCCCTCGAAGGGGGCCAGTCAGGCAGAGGCGGCTTGCAATAGGTCCAGGGTGATTTGCTTTTGCTCCGGTGACATGTTGGTGATCAGCTGTTGCAGCATTGCATCACCGGATTTAGCGCTTGGGCTGAGAGTGTGGGAAAACGTCAAATTCATAACAAAAGTATGACCACACTCCACGTCTGCACAGGCGCAATAAATATCTGCGATTTCGCGATGTTTTCTGTTTGTTTTCTTGATTATTGCTGGCGAACCGCAATCAGGGCATTTGATTTTTAATACGCGCACTTTCCATGCTCCATATGATTTCGGATGCCTGGATTTTAACCTTTTTTCTTTCATGCCGCACCGTTTCCCGTTTCGATATTGAAATTAAGATGCAGATTCAGCGGGATTTCTTTGTCGCTGTTGACCGCTTCCATAAATCGACGTTGCAGGGGCGTTACCTCGTTGCGCTTGTACGTGGTCTCGGCTTTTTCAGGATCGCCCAGGCCAGCGGCATTTTGCGCGATTTGCCCGGCCAGCCCTGCCGGGAAGCGGTGGGCGTTGAGCACATCCTGTGCGGAAATGTTCTTCACGCTGGCAAATTCGTCTTTCGCACTGATATCCCCCATCTGAATAAACTGCACTCCTTCTTTGTCACCGCCAGGGATATTCACCAGGATGGTTGAAAAGTTTCCGATCCCTTTGCTGTCACGCAGCTGGCGCTCAATCTCTTCTTCCACCTCATCGGTCATACTGGGGTCACGGGTGTAGAGTATGCCGCCTGTATGTGCGCCATTGTGGTAGTAACGGCGGCGAAAAATGACCGCCTCACTATTGAGTAATGCGGAGTGAATGCCGCCAATGTAGTCCGGCAGGCCATAGATGTGCTGCTGCGGATCGTACTGGCGCATAAAAATGACGTCCTCCGGCTGATAAACCAGCGGCTCTCCCTGTTGCAAAACGACAAATTCCCCCGTTTTTCGGCGTCGGGTGTAGAGGCCGGGTAGGGGAGCAATGGCGTCCACCTCACCCCATCCGTTGCGAATTTTCACAAAGCCCACATCGCCGAAAGTGAGGAAATCAAACACCGCCGCTTCCATCTCGTCGCGGGTCAGTCCGCCCCCGGTGTAGTCCGCCATCACCATGTTTTTTCGGGCGTGAATAATCCCCCCGTGCTGGCCATTCAGGTTGATCAGTTGTGCCAGTGCCAGGCGGTCAATCGGCAACGTATAGTGATTGGCCTCATTGTCATACCAGACGTCCGCATAATCGGTGCCTGTCGTCAGTACCGGTTCCGGTTTACCGAAGCGAAGCACGCTCATTTTCTTTTCGGGTGGCGTGGTGCGGGTGTCGCGCTGCCTGTATTTTTTCTTTTTGGTCATGCTGCTTTCTTAAGCCCCCATTTCGATTTTGGCTTGTTCTCATAGTTGAGCGGTTCGTTGTGCAGTGCGTGTGTGATCGCCCAGAACGCTTCGGCGTGTCCGGTTTCCTGCGTGCGGTCTGCGACAAACGTCATAGCGTTTCCGCTTTGTGTACTGGTGCGGCGGATGGCCATAAAACTGGCCGGGATTTCTTTCTGGTCTTTGTCCCACTCGATGCGGCTGCTTTCCACCACGTCGCAGGCTTTCAGTACCAGCTGGTCTTTCGTGTTGCGGTCATAGCGAATTGGTCTGGCCACACGCATGGCGAAATGCTGGATGTTTTCAAAAACCCCCTGCCCGATCCCGGTGACGTCAACGCCTATGTAAGCGAAGTTGTAGCGCCGGAAAAGTTCTTCGATCTGCTTTGCCTGGTAGCGGAAGTTCATGCCTTTCCAACTGAACACCCGCAGTACCCGGAATTTCTCCGGCGCGAAGATGGGAGGCGCAACAATGACGAAACAGGACAAATCACCGCTTCGCGCCGGGTCAAATCCACCCCATACCGGGCGATCACCAAACGGGCGCGGGGCGTCCGGGTTGTGATCCTGCCAGGTGTCCGTTTCGACGCCGCAAGCTTGCAGGTCGGAGAACCTGAAAACGCTGTCTTTGCTGTCAACGAAGACGCACATGTACAGCATGTTGAAGGTGCTTTCGTTGTAGCGGTTTCGCAGGCGGTCAATGCTGGCCAGGTTAAACCCGCCTGCAATTGCGTCCTCCATCGTAATGACATAGCGCCACTGGCCATCCGGGCAAAGGCGTCCGCCGTCGCGCAGCTCGTTGAAGGACGGAAACGGCACATGGGCGCGTTTCTTGCTGCCCTGTTTCCATTCTTCACCTGTCCAGAACGGGTATGCCTGGTGCGTCTTGGCTGACGGGGTGGAAAAGTAGGTTGTACGCCATTTATCGTGCGTGGCCATTGCGGAGGCGACTTCGTTCAGCTTCGCGAAGCTCGGCACCCAAAAATATTCATCGCAATACAGGTGGCCACTGTAGGACTGTGCGGTGTTTTTGTTGGTGGAAAGGAAACGCAGTTCTGCGCCGTTGCTCAGGCGAATGGGGTTGCCCGTCAGGGTGATGCCAAAGAACTGCTCTGCAATATTTACGATATAGCTTCGAAACACCTCCGCCTGGGGGCGTGACGCTGACAGGAAAATTTGTGGGTCGCCTGTCATGACGGCATTTTCAAAGGCTTCAAAGGCATAATACCAGGTCGCTCCGATCTGGCGGCTTTTCAGGATATTGCGAACATGCTGGCCAATATTCAGGCGCAGATGCTTCTGGTATTCGAAGAGGTTTTCTTCTACGAACGTGTCGAAATCTTCCTGTGTCAGCCCGGAAATGTCGTTTTTGCGGTACTTGCGCTTTTTGCGTGGCGGGTCGTCGTCCTCATCGCCGCCGCCGTGGTCGCTGCGTTTGCTCTGGCTTTCCGCCATCTTCTCTTTGTGCTTATTGCTCTGCGCGCGCAGTTTCGTGGCGTGAGCAATCAGCATGTCCATCTCTTTTAATTCCAGGTCGGTTTTGCCGTCCCGTCCGGCCAGCAACTGATAGCGCCGCTCAATGGCATCTTCGGTGCTTTCATGGCTTAACAGGTCAGCCCATTGATATTTCTCCGCCCAGTAGTAAACGATCCGCGCATTCGGCAGATTTAAATCTGATGCAATTTCTTTCGGGGTGGCGTGGCGCAAATAAAGCGCACGGGCAACACCCTTTAATTCTTCGGAATATTTAGCCATAGGCTTAATTATGCCGTGGCTGTGTTTAAAAAACGGTGGCTTTAATTCGCAGGTGTTCTGCTATTTACGCTTATCCGAACTGACCAGAATTAAACAGGATGATGCACTGTTATTTATTCGCAATAATCATTTTGCAATTACGGCAAGGCGAGGGGATATGTCCCATTTAAAAACTGACTGGCTGTGTATTGCCACCGAAGGGGATACGGTAGACGGGCGGCAGATTTATCGTGAATGGATTATTGATATGGGGGAAACCTATAACCCGGATCAGTACGGCGCAATGATTTGGCCGGAACATTCGCGGGACTGGGGTAATTTTGGCGAAGTGGCAGAATGTATGTGGCAGGACGGTGAGGACGGACTTGCCCGGTTATATGCAAAAATTTCCCCTAACAACAATCTGATTTATGCAAACCGCGAAGGCCAGATGGTTTATTTCTCCATTGAACCGGAAGAAGACTGGCGCGGCAGCGGGCGCACGTATCTTGGTGGGCTGGGTGTAACAGACCAGCCCGCAAGCGTGGGAACAACACGGCTGCGTTTCTCAGCGAAACGCAATTTAACAAAACAGGGATATTACGCTTGCGTAATGTCTGAAACTGGAAAAATTACGCAGGAAACGAAAATGAATAAACCGTGGCAGTCATGGTTCCAGATTAAACCAAAGAAAACCTTTTCAGAAGATGACGGCGATAATACCCCGTCTGATGCAGATAAATTACAGGTGCTGGCGGAAGCGGTTAATAGCCTTGAAGAACGCCTGGCAAAAGTTGAAGAACAACTTTCGGCTGCACAAGGTGATATTGAAACTATTGCCGAAGTCGTGGACACAGAAGAATTTGCCAGCCTGCGCGACAATCTGCCAACGATTCTGACTAATTTCAGCAAGCTGGATAAAAAAGTCACGGCGTTACCAAAGCGCCAGTTTGGGGATAAAGGCGGCAAAGGCTTTAAATTCCTTTAAGCGCTATCCGGGATAGCCCTATTTATTATTAATCGCGTCAACGCGGGGAATATCTATGTATTTAAATGATCGTGCGCGCCAGTTAATGGAAGCGTTTTGTGCGGGAATGGCGCGGGATTATGGCGTTGCAAATACCGAGCGCTATTTTGCCATGACCGACCCGAAAGAAACCGCATTGCGTCTGGCACTGCTGGAATCGGTTGAGATGCTCAACATGATTACCTGCCTGGACGTGGATCAGTTATCCGGCCAGGTAATTTCTGTCGGGGCGTCTGGTCTTTATACCGGGCGTAAAGAAGATGGCCGCTTTATTCGCCGTGTGGGTGTGGACGGTAACACCTATCAGCTTGTCGAAACCGACTCCTGCGCGGCCCTGCGCTGGGATTTGCTTTCCGTCTGGGCTAACTCCGGAAAGACCGAAGAAGAGTTTTTCCAGCTGGTGCAAACCTTCTCTAACCAGGCCTTTGCGCTGGACATGCTGCGTATTGGTTTTAACGGTGAGAGTGCTGAAAAAAGCACAAATTACGAGACTAACCCTAACGGGGAGGACGTAAACAAAGGCTGGCACGCCATCATGAAAGAATGGGACAGCGGCAAGCAAATCATCACTGATGCCGTCACGCTGGATGATAAAGGCGATTACCGTTCACTGGATGCGATGGCCTCTGATCTCATCAACACCAAAATCCCGCAGCAGTTCCGCACAGACCCGCGTCTGGTTGTACTGGCTGGCGCTGACCTTGTGGCCGCTGAACAGTTCCGCCTGTACCAGGGGGCTGACAAGCCTACGGAAAAAATTGCCGCGCAGATGCTGGGTAATACCATCGCCGGGCGTCCGGCTATGGTCCCGCCGTTCATGCCAGGCAAACGCATGGTGGTGACGATGTTGCCTAACCTGCACATCTACACCCAGCGCAATACGCGCCAGCGCAAAAACGAATTTGTTGACGACCGTAAACAGTACGAAAACAAATACCTGCGTAACGAAGGGTATGCCGTTGAAACGCCGGAGCTGTACGCCGCAATTGACGAAGACGCGGTGACCATTGGCGAGCTGACGGAACCCCACGAGGGCTGATAAATGGCACTTTCACCCGCGCAACGCCATAACCAGAAAATTGCCCTGAAAAAGCAGCTGGCAAACCGTCAGGCCGTTGAAAGTCTCGACAGCCTGCACATCCAGATTCAGGCACTGAATCAGGACGTGGCTTATCTGAAAGCACTGTCAATGACGTCTGACCGTATCGCGCATAAGCGTGACGTGCTGTTGCCGAAGTGGATGCCAACGGTTGAAGCCTATCTGGAGAGCGGCAGCGTGTTTGTGCATCCGGTCTTTGCCTGGTGCGTGGTGTGGCTGTTTGACGTGGGCGATCTGGATAAGGGGCTGGCGCTGGCCGATATCGCCATTGCACAGCACCAACCGACGCCGGACGGCTTCCGCAGCACCTTCCCGGCGTTTGTGGCCGATACGGTCATGGCCTGGGCGGACAGTACGACAGCGGCGGGTGAAAGTATCGAACCCTATTTTTCACGCACGTTTGAGAACGTCACAACACGCTGGCGCTTACACGAGGAAATCACGGCGAAATGGTACAAATTCGCCGGGTTGCAGCTGCTGCGCGACGACAACGGGCAACCCCGCGCCACGGCAGTGGAAGACGCGGAAACTCTGGAAAAAGCCGCCGTACTGCTGGCCACGGCGGAGAAGCTTTATAAGCGAGTGGGCGTAGGCACGATGCGTAACCAGATTGCGGCGCGCCTGCGAAACCTCGCAAAAGGACAATAACGACTACCGCAAGCCGGGCGGACGCGGAGGAGGGCAGCGCACAGGTGTGCAATGTGCCGTGGATTCCGGTCAGTCCGCCTTTTTCGGGGGAAACATGTTTAGTGGCAATCCGATCAACTACAGCGACGTGCCGTTAATTAATAACGGTTTCTGGCCGGATCTGAACCTTAAAGATTTTCAGGAGCAACGCGCCATTCCGCCTGATCTTGATGCGGGGACGGTGGGGCAGGCGCTGGTTTCGGCAGTCACGGAAGTGAATGCCGGGCTGGCTTCGGTGGAGGAAAAGCACCGGGCGGCGGGTTATGTGACGGCGGCGAGTGTGCCGGGCGTCACCCTGGGTGAGCTTAACGGGTTGTGTGCGCAATACACGAAAGCGGTGTTTGCCCGTGCCAAAGCTGACCTGCTGGGCGAGTTTGCCACCATCGGGCGACGTGAAACCCATCCGGGGCAGGAAAGCGAAGAGACGCGCGCCGGGCTGCTGGCTGAGTCCTCTGTGACCATCCGTTTCATTAAAGGGCTGAAAAGGGTAACGGTGAGCAAGGTATGAAAACGCAACTGGATTCCCTGACGGAGTTTTTCCGCCAGAACGTGCCACCGCGCGCCCGGCAAGGTTTTTCCAGCTTTATTGATGATATGCGTGTGGTTCCGGCCGCGAAAGATTTGGGCGAGGGGCAATACCGCCAGGCGGTGATCCGCTATAGCGCATTAATTGCCTGGGAGCGTTTCCCGTACCGGCTTTGTGCGCCGCAGCTGCTGGTTGCGCTGATGGAAGCCTGGCTGGATGACCACGGCAACGAGGTGATGGACGAGCTGGGGATCACTGATGCGGAGCCGGAATGGGATGTGTCGGTGGAAGATGAGGAAACCGCCACGGTGGTGCTGACCATGCCGCTGGTCGAAGAACTGGTGATACGCCAGGACGAAAAGGGGCTGATCCCGTGGCGGGGTGAGCGCTGGTCACTGGTTGACCCGGAGATCCTGACCGCGTACAGCGCGGCGATTTACGGTAGTGGCCATGACGGTGCGCCAGTGGGTGACGACTAATGTTTGCTGGCGGTGAGCTGAATAAAAAACAGCTTCAGGAGCTTCGCGGGGCGCTGGCCAGTCTGGCGTTACCCCCTAAAAAGCGCCAGCGTTTGCTGTGGCGCCTGGCGAAATACGGGCTGATTGCCGCAGCAAAACGCAACGTCAGGAATCAGCAGACGCCGGAGGGCACACCCTGGCCAGGACGTAAGACAAAGCGGCGCGGGAAGATGCTGCGGAACATGCCGAAGCTTCTGCACATCCGGGAAATGCCGGAAATCGACGCGGTGCGGGTGTATTTGCAGGGCGGTGGCTACCGCAACGGTGAAACACCTGTCCCTGCTGGGGTGGTCGGATACGCACAGCAAAACGGTATGTCTGTTCGTGTCCGCCGCAGCGGGAAAGCGCGCGGCAGTCACGCCGGAAAGATGGCCACTATTGCGCAGGCCAAAAAACTGCGGGCGCTGGGGTATCAGGTTCAGCGTGGAAAACGGCTCATCAGGCCAGGGTATCGGCAGATAACCGAAAGCATGGCTTACGACCAGGCAGGACTTTTGATCCGCAAACTGAGTGGTAAGGCTGTGAAAAACAGCTGGCAGATTGACCTGCCTGCCCGTGTCTTTCTCGGCATGAGCGATGACGAATTTAACAAGGCGCTGGCGCGCCAGTTGCAGGCTATCGGCTTCGGCTGGGACGTGAATGCGCAGGATATTAAGGGGAAACCATGACCTGGCCACAAGTAGAAGTAAACCAGGTAAACCAGTTGCTGGGCGAGGTGACAGAAGTCGAACGCACGGTGCTGTTTATCGGGAAAGGGACGACCAACACCGGAAAAACCATCGCGGTGAACACGCAGACGGATTTTGATGCCGTACTGGGGGCTGCGGATTCGTTGCTGAAAAGCAACCTTGCGGCAGCGCAGGCCAATGCGGGGCAAAACTGGTGGGCGTTTGTTCACGTTCTTCCGGCAGATGCCGCCGCAGGCGACTGGGTGAAAGCGGTGCTGGCCGCGCAAACCTCCTGCTCTGTTGAAGGGGTGGTGTTATGTGAACCGGTCAGCGAAAAGGGGGTGATTGCCGAAGCGGTAACACTGCGATCCACCCTGATTGCGAAGTTTGGCCGCTGGGTGTGGTTCATCCTGGCCGTTGAGGGCTTTCTTGCCAGTGAAGACCAGGCGGACTATCTGGAGCGCCTGTCTGTATTGCAGGACGGCATTGCCGAAAAGGCGGTGCAACTGGTTCCGCTTATCTGGCGCAATGCGCCGGGCGTACTGGCCGGGCGGCTGTGTAACCGGGCGGTGACCGTTGCTGACAGCCCTGCGCGTGTCCAGACCGGGGCACTGATCGATACAGGTAGCGCCGAATTGCCGAAGGATGGCGCAGGGGCGACGGTGGACATTGCCACGCTGAAAGCGCTCCAGGCCCAGCGGTACAGCGTGCCGATGTGGTATCCCGATTATGACGGGCTTTACTGGTCTGATGGCCGCACGCTGGATGCGGAGGGCGGGGATTACCAGTCTATTGAAACGGTCAGGGTTATCGACAAAGCGGCGCGCCGGGTGCGGTTACTGGCTATCGGCAAAATCGGGGATCGCTCCCTGAACAGTACGCCGGGCAGTATTGCTGCGCACCAGACACTCTTTGCGCGTCCGTTACGGGAAATGTCAAAGGCCGTTGAGATTAACGGTGTGCAGTTTCCGGGGGAGGTGAAATCCCCGCAGGACAGCGATGTACAAATCGTCTGGAAAACGAAAAAACACGTCGAGATTTACATTGCGGTGCGCACCTATGAAATGCCGCTGCAAATCTCGATCAGTCTGCTGCTTGACCAGACCACGGAGGCCAGCGCATGAGCAAACGTATCAGCGGTATGTCCTTTGATTTCTTTATTAACAGCGCTCTGGTACACGCGGAGACCGTTACCCTGGACATTACTGATAACACCGCAGCCGCCACCACTCACGGTGTACCGGATGGGTATGTTGACGGGGATGTTTCGGCAGAGGGTGAAATTGAACTGAGCATGAAAGCCATTGGGGTGATTAAGTCACTCGCGCAGCAGGCGGGTTCATGGCGCGGTATTCCCCCCGTTGATCTGCTGTTCTACGCAAAGGCCGGGGACGAAGAGGCGAAGGTTGAGGCATTCGGTTGCAAGCTGAACCTGTCCAGCCTGGTGAACATTGAACCAAAGGGCGGCTCGTTATCGACGCGGAAATTTAAATTTATCGTGACTGATCCGCGCTTTATCAATATCGACGGCATCCCGTATCTGGAAGCGGAAGCCACCCAGAACCTGATCGGCTAAGGGACATTATGCAGGAACATGAGAAAAGCCTTTATACGCTGCTGGTTATCGGTGCGCTGATCGCGATTGGCAAAGTGCTGTCCAGCAATGACCCCATCACCCCGCGTCATTTCATTGGCCGGGTAATTCTGGGGAGCTTCGTTTCTGTGATTTCTGGTGCGGCGTTACTCCAGATCCCCGATGCCAGCCCGCTGGCTATCCAGGGACTGGGGGCCGCTCTGGGGATTGCGGGTTATCAGGTAGTGGAATTGTGGTTGCGCCGCCGTGCAGCCGGGAAACTGAGGGAGGACGCAAAGTGACACTGGGCGAAAAACAGCAGCTATTTACCATCATGGTGGCCAATCTGGTTTTGTGGGCGGAAACCCACGGCTACCGCCTGACTTATGGCGAAGCGTACCGGACGCCGGAACAGGCGGCGCTGAACGCGAAAAAGGGGAGCGGCATTACTAACAGCCTGCATACCCAGCGCCTGGCCGTGGATTTCAACCTGTTTATTAACGGGGAATACCAGACCCGCACCGAAGCGTATTTGCCGCTGGGTGAATACTGGGAGTCACTGGGCGGCAGCTGGGGCGGGCGTTTCAGGACAAACCCGGATGGCAATCATTTCAGCCTGGAACATAACGGGGTGCGCTGATGACAAATGGCCAGTGGTTGATTGTGGTTGCGGTGGCGTTTGCGTGGGGCTGGCTGACGGCTGACTGGCGTCGTGACAGCCTGGAGTTATCGATCACCACGGCTGCGACGGCAGCGGCGAATAAAACCCGCGCCACCACACAGACCATTGCCAGTGATTCCGCGCGGCGTCTGGAAACCATACTGGAGGGGCTGGCCAATGCGCAACCGCGTGAAATTCGTACCGAAATGGTTAAGCCGGTTTTTACTAACGTGTGCGTGTCTGATGAGTTTGTCCGCCTGTTCAACGAGGCCGCAGATAACGCCGGACGTACCTTATCAGGAAAACCTGAAAACAAAATGCCCGAAGACACTGCCGCGCCTTGAGGGAACAACCGGGGCTTATGTCGCCGGGGTGTTACTGGAATATCAAAATTTATATTCAGTCTGCGCAGCGCGTCATAACACGCTCGTGGATGAAATTAATCAGCGAGAGAAAATAAATGAGCGAAAAAATTAAATTAGCCGTTGCAGGTGTTGAACTGGTATTTGTCCCTAATGTCACTGCGTACAATAAATTTATTAACGATATGTCGATGGATAACAAAGTCGCTCCGGCTGTGGGTTATTTAAATCGTATCGTTGAAGCGGAAAGTAAAGAAGCGCTGGCCAGTATTATTCAGCGTCCCGGCGCGGCGCTCCAGCTGGTTGGCAAGATTAATGAAATCTATGCTCCTGAGCTGGAGATTGAAGTAAAAAACTAACACAACGAGTCCAGGCGATTGAATCAAATGGACTCAGCCAGTACGTAATATTACGCCGTCATTACCTCCCGCACGGGGAGGATAATATTGATGATATTGCCGCTGCCGTCTGGCTGGATAACCGCTACTGGGAATATATGTCGGTAGCAATAGCCAATGGAATAGGCACCGCATTTAAAGGTTCGTAATGAAACAACTGGATTTTACATTAAGTCTTATCGACAAATTAACGCGCCCGTTAAAGCAGGCGCAGGCGTCGGTAACGGGCTTTGCGGATAAATCAAAGGACGCCTTTAAACGTATTGGTGTGGGGGCGCTGGCCATGTGGGGTGTCGCGCAGACGGTGCGCGGCGCACTGTCTCCGGCTATTGATATGTTTGATGCGCTTAACGAGGCATCCGCGCGGGGTATCGACAACACGGCGCTGCAAACTGTCCAGCGTGATGCGCTGCTATTCAGTGCGACTTATGGGGCAAGCGCCGTCGAGTTCGTCAACTCCACGGCGCAAATTAACGGGGCAATCGACGGGCTGACGGCGACGGAACTGCCGAAAATGACCAAAGTCGCGAACACCCTGGCGTTTGCGATGAAAGCCACGTCAGAGGAAACCTCCGAGTTTATGCGCCAGATGTTCGGCAACTTTAAAAGTGATGCTGACCGCCTGGGGAAAGTGCAGTTTGCCGAACAGCTGGCCGGGAAAATGACCGTGATGCGCCAGCGTTTTGGCGCGGAAATGGGGCTGATTAAAGACCTGATGGAAGGGGCGCGCGGCGTCGGAAATAACTTCAATATCGGGATTGATGAGCAACTGGCCGTACTGGGGCAACTAAGCCGTACTCTGGGAACGGAGGCCAGCAGCGCGTATGAGCAGTTCATGAATGGCGCGGGAGAGGGCGCGAAAAAACTCGGTCTGTCCTTTAAGGATGCGCAGGGAAATATGCTCTCTATGCCGGAAATGCTCATCAAATTGCAGGGCAAATACGGCAAAAGCCTTGAGGGCAATCTCAAGGCACAGAAAGAACTGGATGATGCGTTTGGTGACAGTTCGGCGGTGGTGAAGCAGCTGTACGGCAACATTGACGTGTTGCAGCGCAATATCACCGAACTGGGGGGCGCTGACGGACTGAAGCGTACCCAGGAAATGGCGCAAAAGATGGTGAAGCCGTGGGATCGCTTTGTGGCCATCCTGAATGCCGCGCAAACCGTTATCGGGCTGACGCTTCTGCCTGTGCTGTATCCACTGCTGAACAGGCTGGCGGATATGGGGCAGACCTTTGTCAGGTGGATGCAGATGTTTCCCAATATCGCGCGCGTGGTTGGTTACGTCACGCTGGCTGTCCTCAGCCTGGCCGGGGCCGGGGCGCTGGCTAACATCGTTATGGGCGTATCGACATTCATTATGGTGGGCCTGAAAGGACTCTGGAAAGGCCTGACGCAGGTCACAAAGATTTATACCGCTACGGTCTGGCTTGCCTCAAAAGCGGTGGCGGCATGGAACCTGACACTAAAATTCCTGCGCGGTACGCTGCTTGCGGTACGCATGGCAGCGATATCGGCGGGGATCGGTATTAACCTGTTTAGCTGGCCAGTATTGCTGATTATCGGGGCCATTGCCCTGCTGGTTGCCGGATGCTATCTGCTGATCAAACACTGGGATGCGGTGAAAGCAGCGGTCATGAATACCCGTGCATTTGCGGTGGTGGCCGGGATGGCCATGTGGGTTGCCGGGGTGTTCCGGCAGGTGTGGACGTCCGTCACTGCGGGCTGGCAGCGTCTGGTTGCAACGCTTGCCGGATTGTCTCCGCTGGAGGCTGTCGGGGTGATGGCCAGCGCGATCCTTCGTCTTTTCAGCCGGGCATGGCAGGCGGTGACCGCATTACTGATGGACAGCAGGCCATTCCGGGCATTAGCCGCCATGACCGGATGGCTGGGCGGAAAATTTACAGCGGTATGGGAGAAAATCTCCGCGGGCTGGAAAGTGGTCGTCATGCTGTTTTCTGTCGTCTCTCCGCTGGATGTTCTGGCGGGTATGGCGCAGGCCATCAGGGGTTACTTTGCCGGGGTGTGGGCGTCGTTCGCTGACGGTATTAACCGGATTATTAATGCCTGGTCAGGGGTGACCGGTTCATTAAGTAACACCGCTGCATTTACGGTTATCCAGGGTGCAATTTACTGGCTGGCGAATGTGTTTACTTCTGCGTGGAATGCTATTTCAGATGGCTGGAATAATTTCACGGCATTACTGACAGGTTTTTCACCGATTGATGCACTGGCAGGAATGGCCAGCGGAATAATCGGCGTGTTCGATAATGTCTGGGAAACCATCAAAGGGACGTTTTTAAATTCATGGAACTGGATCGTAGAAAAACTGAATAAAATCCCCGGCGTGAATATCTCCCTTTCAGGTGATAACGGCGATAAAAAAGTCAGCCAGAATGTTCTTTCCACGGGCGGGAAATTAACGGGGATTGAAAAAGGCGGTATCAGTAAAGCTGTCAGCAGTAATTCCAGAAGTGTGACAGACCAGAGTAAGCATTATGGTGAAATTAATTTCTATCACACAGCGGCAATGACGCCGGGGCAACTTGCGGAATGGAAGGAATTAGAATGAGTGACTTATATATAGACCTGCTGATCGAGGGGCGCAGTTTTGTTCTCAATCCCGGTAATGAACCTCTTTTATGTAATAACAGCAGAAGCATCGGGCAGGACGTTGTTCATTCAATTCTGGAAAGCGGTCTTGCAACGGAATTAATTGCCGAACGCAGCCCGACATTGCGCGGTGACATATTAACCCGGCTGGAATTGCTGATTGAAGATGATGAACGCATTGAACCGGGCAGCGTGGTGATTTCAGAGGAAGGGCTTAAACGTCTGTGGATCACTGCCACAACGTGGGATTTTGGCCAGATTACGGCGAGCGTTGAATTATGACAGAAAAACCAAAAGTGGATTTTGACGCGGTGGTTAAGCAGTCCGGTATGCCGACCACGGCAGAAGAGCTGCGCACCCGTTTTAATGCCATCGTGGCCGAAGAGGGGCTGATTACTAACACATCCCGCATGTCGCCCTTCTGGCGCCTGGTGACGGCGCTCATCACCACGCCTGTGCTCTGGCTGAAAGATGTTCTGGTTAAAGCGGTGCTCGTGAATATGTACGTGGCAACGGCATCCGGCCCGTTGTTGCGCCTGCTGGCCTGGGCGGTAAACGTCACGGCGAAACCTGCGACAGCTGCGGGCGGCGTGATCCGTTTCTACAAAGCTGATGCCGCCGTGGTGACGGTGCCAGCGGGAACGGCAGTGCAGACCGAACGCATCAACGGCGTGGTGTATGAGGTGGTGACAACCGAAGATTTCACCCTTACCGCCGATCAGTCCAGTGCGCTTATCCCGGTCACGGCAACGGCGACGGGCGGCGCGTTTAATCTTGCACCGGGGTATTACCGCATTTTGCCTGTGGCCGTGGCAGGTATCAGCCGCGTCGTGAACGATGAGGACTGGCTGATCACGCCAGGCGCTGACGAAGAAAGTGATGATGAACTGCGCGAGCGTTGCCGCAATCAGTTTAACCTGGTCGGAAATTACCACACCGACGCGGTATACCGATCCATGATTTCCGGCGTGGCCGGGCTGTCCATTGACCGCATCTTTTTCCTGCACGATGCACCGCGCGGGCCGGGGACAGCCAATGCGTATCTGTTGCTGGATACGGGGGTGGTTTCTGCCCCGTTCGTGGCGGCGGTGAATGATTACATTACGACGCAGGGCAATCATGGCCACGGCGATGACATGCAGTGTTTTGCACTGCCGGAGACGCTGCATGATTTACGGGTGACGGTGTATGTCAAATCACTGGCCAACGTCACCGCCGACGACCAGGCATTACTGAAAACAGGCATTACCAATATGGTGCGTTGTGCCTTTCGGGAAAATGCCGACTATGACGTGAAAAAGACCTGGCCGTATTCGCGGTTCAGCTTTTCGACGCTGGCGGCAGAAATCCATGACCAGTACCCCCTGGCGGATTCACTGGTTTTTTCCCTTGCCGACATTATCAGTGAACTGAGTATCCCGCGCCTGAAAACCCTGACGGTGGAATTACTGAATGACTGATTTTCTGGAGAAACTGAAAACGCTGGCGCTCCCCTTCTGGATGAATGACGGGGAACCGAAAGCGCTATTGCGCGCGGCCCGTAAATTCTGGGCGCTCGTATATGGCTGGATCACCTGGCCTGTTAATCAGCTTGATCCGCTGACCTGTTCAGAAGCGTTGCTGGGGCTGATGGCCTATGACCGGGATATAACCCGGTTTGACGGTGAACCGCTGTCACTGTTCCGCAAGCGCATTGCGTATGCCTTTGTTAATGCGGCGGATGCCGGGTCTGTGGCGGGATTCATTCGTATTTTTGACCGTCTCGAAATTGGCTATGTGGAATTACTGGAACGGCAGGACGGTATTGACTGGGATGTTATCACTGTACGGGTCACGGACAGCCAGATTGCAGCCAACACGCAGCTGATGATCCAGATTATCCGGCAGTATGGCCGGACGTGTCGCCGCTACCAGTTTGAGGTGATGACCTCTGAAAAATTCGTGATCCGCGCAGGGTGGGATCAGGGTGAATACGTGTGCTATCCGGCCAGCCTGGGGAGCAATGAGAGTGGCGGCGCGACATTCAGCGCCAGCCTGTAGGGAGTACTGAATGTCACAGACTGTTATTACAACGGCGTTTGAGCAGTGGAAAGCGCGCCAGGCGGCCAGCAATGAACCTGTTCTGCTGGATGAATTTGTTTTCGCAAATGTGCCGGGCCTCGATCCGTCCCTTCCTGTCAACCGGGCAGAACAGCTACCGGACGCGCGCTATATTGTCCACCGCCAGCCCGTCACGCGTACCGGGGTGGTGAATGCCAACCGCGTGGTGTATTCCGTTGTACTGGGCGCGGATACCGGGGATTTTGATTTCAACTGGATTGGCCTGACTAATAAAGCCTCCGGCACACTGGCAATGGTTGTTCATGCCCCGGTTCAGCAGAAACTGAAAACGCGGGCCGGGCAGCAGGGTAACGTTCTCACCCGCTCATTTTTGATGGAGTACAACGGCGCGGCAACGCAGACCGAAATCAGGACGCCTGCCGAAACCTGGCAGATTGATTTCACTGCGCGGCTGTCCGGCGTGGATGAACGCCAGCGCGTCGAAAACGTGGATGTTTACGGACAGGCTGCATTTTTTGGGGATGGCTGGTTGCTCGTGCGCTCTGGCGCTGATTATGTCCTTACCGCTGGCGTCGGGTATGTTGCCGGGCTGCGCGTGGTGCTTCCTGCGAACAGGGTCATTACGCCCATCGCGCGGCCCTATCGTGTCTTTGTTGATGCCTCTTTTACGGGACAACTTACCAGTGCCTGGGAAGTGTCAGCCGTGCCTGTCGTTGCGGCTGCGCTGGCTGATTACGATCAGAACGGTGTACACCATTACGTTTTCCCGGTTGCGCAGGTCAATGCGGACGGCACGGTAACCGACATGCGCCCGAAAGGGAGCCTGGCACAGCAGCAGTCAAACAACGATTTTATGCGCAAGGCCGCGAATCTTGGCGATCTGGTTGATAAAGCTGCGGCCCGTAACGTTCTGGGGCTGGGTAGCAGTCAGGTTCCCTGGTTCGGAAGTATTGAGCTGTCCGGAGGAACGCCTTTTCTGGATTTTCATGCTGATTTCAGCCCTGATGATTACACAGACCGTCTGATCGCCACGGGGGACGGGCTGCATTACTTCGCCAGGCCTGGCCGGAAATTTACCAGTGACAGCCCGGCAGTTTTCAATGCCGGAACGGTGACTAACGATGTCGCAAGAGCATATGGCTTTCATGCCACGATGCCAGCGAGTCCGCAATATCAGGGGCTGACCGTTGACTGGAACGGCATCGACTCAGGAATGGCCGGGTTTACAAATAACCAGGGGGCGGGCACTGGAGGGTTTGCCTTTCGTACCGTGAATGCAACAAATACGGTTGAATTTGGCCGGGTTACGTTTACCCAGGACGGGCAGGTAAAAGCCACCCGCGCACTGTGGGCAGGCGAGGCCATCTACGCAACGGATGGTAACTCACATGGCACGATGTGGGGGGTAAATGGTGCACCGGACTGGCTGTCCAACAATCTTAACCGACGCTTTGGCGCTATCCCGGTGAATAACGCCACGGGTGATGTTTCCGGGACCGCCTGGGGCGGTTCGCTGGCCGTGAATCTCACTGTGCGCTTCAACGACCTGCAAAACAAAATCAGCGCCATTCCGGTAGATAACGCGACCGGGAATATACGCGGGAGTGCCTGGGGTAATGACTGGCTGTCAAATCATCTGGCGAATAAATGGGTGGGAATACAAAACCAGTTTAATGCGATCCCGGTAGATAACGCGACCGGGAATATACGCGGAAGTGCCTGGGGCAATGACTGGCTGTCAAATCATCTGGCGCACAGGTGGGCGGGTATTCAGAGCCAGTTTAATGCGATCCCCGTTGATAACCCGTCCGGGAATATTCATGGGAGCGCCTGGGGCAACGACTGGTTGTCGAATTATATCAACAACCGTTTCGCGGGAGTGGCTAACCGCCTGACGATGCTCAGTGATTCGAACGGGTATTTTGTGGATGTGGTCACGGGGTTTATGTTCCAGTTTGGCTGGATTCAGAGTGCGACAAATGAGCCAGAATCGCATGGCTACAATATTGCGTTTCCCAATAAATGCTCAGGTGTGATCTGTCAGATGGGGCTTGGCGTGAACAACGGCCATTCCGTTTATGCACTGCCGACTAATCAGTTTGGTTTCACCTACCGCACGTCCGGTAACGGGCTTGGGTTTATGTGGTTCGCCTGGGGGAAATAATATGGCTATTTATTACAGCGCAGCACGTAATGCATTTTACCCGGAGGCATACCGGGATAATTACATCAATTCTGTCGCCGGATGGCCTGATGATGCGCTGGCTGTGGGCGAGGGGGTTTATCAGTACCTTATCCAGCGTGTGACCGAAGGGAAAATTATCGTTGCTGATGATAACGGTTATCCCGTTCTGGCAGACCGTCCGGCCCCGACGCCTGAACAATTAATGGCGCAGGCAGAAGATGAGCGTAAACGGCTGCTGACGATGGCCGCTGAAAAAATTGCACCGCTCCAGGACGCCGCCGAACTGGACATGGCCAGTGATGAGGAACGCGCCGCGCTGACGGCCTGGCGGAAATACCGTGTCCTGCTGAACCGGGTCGATACATCGGCAACGGAAATCACATGGCCGGAGGTGCCCGAAAATGTGGCGTAAGGCGACGCTTTCACTTTCTGATGCGCTGCCGTCGCTGAGTTGCTCCGTCGTCGCTGCGCATCCGTGGGTTTACGGGCTGGGCCAGCAGACGGATAACGGCGTTTATCTCAGCCCGGTAAATGCGGTGGGGTGGCTGGCTGAAAAGCTGGCCAGCCTGACGGCACATGCAGATGTCGTGATTTTTATGGTGGCCGGGCAAAGCCACGATGAGTTTATGGCGTATCTCGATCCCGTCACGGCAGTTTTCCCCGCACCGGCTTTCACGCAGGTATCCCGCCTTGCCCGTTCGGCGGCAGAGCTGGCAACGGTGAAGATGCAGAAACCTGCAAAAGCCCGGAACGGGCTGGCTGATGCCATTCCTTTGTCAGTCCCCACAACGCGCGCGATGAGCAGTGCGGCGGCGGTGGCCAGCGCTGCGGCGTCTGGTTCATTAAGCCTGTCCGGGTTGAAAGCGAGCCTGGGCGCGTTTAAGGCGCAGCGTACCGAACTGTTATCCGGTATTGCGAACGCTGCGGGGGCGCTGGCAGCGAAAAGCGCCAGCGCCTGGGTATTCACCGCCAGCGGTGATGCGGCAACCATTACGAAAGCGCTGTTAACCGATATTCCGGCAGCGTCTTCTGTATACAGCGCCGCCCTTATGCTGACAGGTGCCGATCTCAGTGTTATCAGGGGGATGATTCATGACAGCTATCATGCTGGCGCTTAATGGCGAAGCTATCCCGCTGAAAAATATGCGCGTCACGATCACGCAGCAATTCCCCGATAAAGACCAGTCGGGCAGCACCAGTTCCACAAGTAAATCCGAAGAGGGCGCGAAGGGTAAAGAAATGCGGGTATCCGGCGAGGTTGCCTTTAAAGACATTAATATTTTGACGCGGATTTTCCAGCTGGCTAATGCCACGGACAAGAGCGGAAAGCGTGCGGTATACCGTGTGGCCAACAATGTCGCCCGTGCGGTGAATCTGCGGCAGGCAACATTTTCCGGCACGCTGGATGCCCCGCAGCAGGACGGGCGAATGTCCTGGCTGGTGACATTTACGTTAACGGAATTTCTCAGTGTGGCAGAGAAAAAAGAGGCCGCAGCGGGTAAAAACGCGACCAGTAAAGCGCAGGGGGCTGGCGCTTCCACCCGGTCGGGGGATTCGGCGGAGTCAGAGGAAAAAATGACCTGGTTCGAAAGGAAAGTGCTTAAACCTGTAAACGATGCCCTGGGGTGATGAATGAAACCCATTAAACGACTTTATCTGTCTACCGATGAGATCCACCTCTCTGATGTGAACATTGTGCTTGAACTGAGCAACTGCGGACGCGGTTTTATCACCGCCGAAACCGATCAGGACTATACCGGGAAGACCGTGCGCCTTGATGTGGGTTATGCCGGGGAGTTGCTGCGCTGGTTTACCGGGTATGTTGAACGCTCCCAGCCTGCTGGCCGGGGATTTGTGCGCCTGTTTGTCCGTGAACTGGCAGGCGTCTTTGACAGGGCCTGGCCATGCTCATTTCAGCATCCGACATTACGGGATGTTGCCGCCTGGCTGACGGAAAACAGCGGCATCACGGTGACCGTGCCGGATGCGGGTTACAGCAGCACGGCCATTCCGCATTTCACCCATTCCGGCACGGGCTTCCAGTTGCTGAACAGTCTGGGTAAGGCTTTTGCGGTCAGGGATTATGTCTGGTATCAGTTGCCGGATGGCAGCATATACGCAGGCGGCGCTGAGTCTGCCCTGTTCGCCGGGCGCCCTGTGGATATTCCCCACGCGTTCAGCCAGGGCAATGCAGCCGGAAATTCGATGACCATTCCTCTGATCCAGTCCCTGCGTCCGGGTGTGGAAGTGAACGGCCAGCGCCTGACGAAAGTCACGCTGACAAACGACACAATGGATATTGCATGGACGCCGCGCAATAAAATCACGGGCGAACCCCTGCAAAAATCGCCTATTCAGCGCCAGCTTGAAAGTCAGTTCCCGGAGCTGGCCAGCGGGCTGCATCTGCCGAAAATGGCGCGCGTGGTGGCGGCAAGTGAACCCGTCTCAAGCGGCAATTTTGCCGATCCGTTCCGCCCCCGCTATGCCGTTGATGTGCAGTTGCTTGACGCAGACGGTAACCCGGACAAAACAACCCCGGTTTATTCCGCTGTGCCGCTACCGGTTCCTATGGCCGGGAATGATTCGGGGATGTTCCAGTTTCCGCCAGAAGGAACGCTGGTCGAAGTGGGGTTTACAGGCGGACGCCCGGATAAGCCGTTTGTACGCCAGACATTGCCGGACGGGACAAGCCTGCCGGACGTGAAGCCCGGCGAGCAGCTGCAACAACAACGCGAGGGTGTCTCGCACCGCGTTACACAGGGCGGCGACTGGGAGCGGCAGACCGATCAGGCCATCCGCGAGACGTCCATGTCCCGCGAAGTGACCGCCGACAGCGAAAAGCGGGATCTGGTCAAACGGGAAACAACGGTCAAAGCGACGGATAAGACAACCGTGCTTGGCACGTCCACACTGATGGCCGGGGCTGTTCAGCAGGTCGTCACGGGCGATTATGCGATGGCCGCAGGGGGAAAATATCTGGCCAGTATTCAGGGTGATGCCGAAACCGAGATTGACGGGCGGCAGTCCAGCAGAGTGGCCGGGAATATCGATATTGAGACGCGCGGCGCGCTGACAGAAAAGATTGCCGCACTGCGCAGGAGCGTGGCCGCTGGTCAGCAGGTGATTGGCCAGACCGTGCATATCGGCACCGAACAGACCAATGCCCTGACCATGCTACTGGACACTATCGACCTGCTGGCGGAGCTGGCCAGTCAGTGCGCCAGCCATACACACCCCGGAACGGGCGCGCCTGTGCAGTCTGACGCGTTCACACAGACGGCGACAAAAGCAGGAACAACCAGGGGGAAATACGCCGCTATCATTGCCTGAATGAAATCATCTTAGCCCGCCAGTGTGCGGGCTTTTTTATGTCCCTTCGCCAGACGCACCATAACGCGCTGTGAGCGCCTCTCCCGACAGAACACCCGCGAGTAATCCCCCGAAACGATCAATCGCACCCCGGCAGGCTGGCGCAGCCATACCCCAACAAAATAAAGACGCCGCAGACAAAAACGGCGCTACACCGCACCCGCCTGCGGTTTTTGGATCAGGTAATTTTTTCAGTTTTATTTTTCTTCAAACCGTACCGCCAGACCGCGCCAGTGCTGGCGTCTTGCGCGAATCTGCAAACTGAAAAGATTGAAAAAGATTTCAGTGTATTTCAGTTTTAAAGGTTTAAGAAGGATCTGGATAAGTTCCTAACTTACAGAAAAATATGCAGAAAAAAGATTTTTTGCGGGTTTGAGAGGATCTAGAAGTGTTGGTGTGAAAATGAGGTTTGAACTGGCGCAACCAGTCAGAACAAGGCTTATAAAGCGGCCAGGCTGAAATGTAGGCCTGAAATTTCTGTCGTGATGAATGCATCAGTAGTTTCTCACGGATGTATAAGATATCTGCTGTTTTTTATCGTAAAAGGGGATATAGATTGCAACCTCCTGGGGCATATTTGTATGAAAATGGCCTTCCATGAAAGCGTGTTTAACCGACGATTCAGAGGATGAAAATGGTATTTGATATGAACGAGTTTCAACGTTTTATCGAGGATGAAGCACCCAACATAAAATTGACATCTCCAGCTTTAGAAAAAAGCTATTGGTCAAGAGATAAACTGGAGTCGGTAACTATTGGGGATGACAACCCTGATCTTATTTTTCATGCAGTGGGTTTGGCTTTGACACAGTGGGAAACACTGGAAAATGCAATCTTTGAACTATATTCGATTTTTTGTGGTTGCGACAATCCATTAACTACCAATGCCTTAAGGAGAATGCTTGGAGCTATTGAAAGCAGTGACGGCCGCAGGAAGGCATTGGAGGAGGCAGCAAGAATCTATTTCGGAGATCATAACTATCCAGATGGTATTGCAAAGCCTTATAAGCTTTTATTTGCATCGCATAAAAAGGCTAGTGATCGACGTAATGAAATTGCTCATGGCATAGTTCATGGCTTTGTCATTGACAATGAAAATAAAGGTAATTTTCTTTTTCCTGCTCGTTATAACAGTGGACGTAACACACCTTACATGGATGCTTCATTTGGAGAAAATGGTGGCCAATTCATGACGGAGATGTACAGATATACATCACGTGAAATATATGCGATCGCTCAAAAATTCGGCGTGTTAACTGCTTTTACATTTGAATGCATGGTTGCTGCTGGGAAAATTGAAGGAAAGTTAAAAATAGAGTTAGCGCAACTTGCCCAGAACAACATAGAAAAGTAG